TTTTTATCGCCTTTATCCCAAAGATCACCTAACTCTACATATAGTTTAGATTGGATAACTCTTCCTGGTTTAACAGCGTTTGCTATTCTTTGTGCTAATCTTTTATCAATACCTTTAAATCTGGAAAGAGCTCTTTTAGCTAATGGAGCATTGTTAGCTTCCATTCTATACTGTTTAACTTTACCTTCTTCGAATTCGTTAAACCTTCTTAGCTCAGATTTATATTGTAATTCTTTTAATTTGTAACTTAGAATTCTTTCTGCTCTATCCAACGGGTCTTTTTTAATTGTACCTTCTGCCATAAGTTTACCTTTAACAGGTGAACCAAGACCAGTTGGTCTAATATTACCAGATTTTCTTTTCTTAGCTGTTTCTTCTACTTCTTCTTTTTCCCACCATGATTTAGGTGCGTGTGTAATTTCATAGGTTGATCCGGCTTTTTTAAATTTCATGTTCCAATCTTCTAGGTGTTTCATAAGTATATCTCTTAAATCAACCTTAGGATCTGGTTTCATTTCTATTCTTAATAGGTCATCGAAGAAAGAATCATCCCCGAATAAGCTATAAAGTTTATCAGCAAATTTCTTAGCATTTGATTTTGTACCTGGCATTTTTTTAGATAGGTATAGAGTTTGAAGTGTATACATTTTTTCATATGAATCAGGAATTGCCCATGTACCTTCTGAAATAGTATCTTTGTCTTCACCGAAGTTTGCAAAAGATAAAGCTTTAGCTACATGAGGATTGTCAGCTAAACCTCTTTTAATCTTTTCAATCTTCTTAATAGCAAAGTTCATAGCTCCGCCGTGATCTAATGCTATCTCAACAGCTTTCTTTAGATTTCTATCTTTACGAACTGCTTTCTCTACGTCTTTGTTCTTTCTGTACCAAGTACTTATCTCTTGGCCAGTCAGTTTAGAACCTGACATTTTTTCTCTTAATTCTGTAAACTTCATTTTAGTTTTTTCCTCTTTAAATCCTAATTTCTTTTTTAAAATATTCATAGCCGTAGCTATCTTAACTGATTTCCAATCTTTACCATATAACTTCTTAAATGAAGAATCTGGTAAATCCTTGGCAATCTTTTCTAATTCCTTTTCCCTAGCAGGAGTTAGTTCAAAAGCCATTATCCCCTCTTCGGAGTAAATCCACCCTTACGGGCTAGCTTAGCTTGATCGCTATCAAACTTCTGCCAAACTGGTCCACCAACTAAGAAGGAATTAACTCTTGCTAATCCCCACTGAACTGGAGTTGTACCTGGTTTATGTCCTGTTTTCCAAGCTGCATATCCTCTATCGAATACTTTATTTAATATAGACATTGAAACACCAGTTGCGTCTGATTTCTTTTTCAATGCTTTTTGTGCTTGTCCTTTATTCTCTATAACAAAATCTTCGAAAGTCATTTCAAAGCTTTCACCATACATCTGTTTGTATTTAGTAGTAAACTTAGATTTAGGTTGTGGTTTGGATCTTGCTTTCTTATCACCTGGTAAATCTTTATATGCATTTGGATCATCATCAGCCATATCTTTTTGCTTATTCTGCTGAGCTCTTCTTTTAGCGTCTGTTGATTTCTTTCCAGTCTTGAATGAATCGTAATTTTTATCACCACGAGAAGAATCACCATCTTTGTATCCTTCTTTCTTACCTTTCTTTTTACCAAATGATAGTTCAGTATTGTCTGCAACAATTTGGTTATAAGGTGATTGTACTATTTCTAAAGATTCACCTGGGGTATCTTTCTGATATTTCTTTCTAGCTTTATCAGTACCATATTCTCCTGCTCCACCTTCTTCTTGGATTGAATCTAGCCAACAACGTCTTTTTCTTCCGTTGAATTCTGCAAGAATATAATTAGTTCCTCTTATAACTACTTTACCTACTTCACCTGATTCTTTCATACGAACCATAGTACCAATTCTAAATATTTTATTTGCCACGTAATCCTCTCTAATGTCTGATACAGTTTCTAATTCTACATGTGGTCTGAATCCTTCTGATTTCAATCCCATGCCAGCTCTAACTGCATTATATAAATCTGTCGGATAAAACCTAGCAGGCAATCCTTTTGAAAATAATTGTAGTGATCCATCTACTGCTGCTTGTCTCATCTTGGAAGCTGACATACCCGATACACCATCTGCATCTGGATCTCTTTCTCCTGCACTTAATACTTTTATAAGACCCTCAAACTCATAAAAACCATGTCTAGATTTTTCACCATTGTATTTGTTTAGTAATACTTCGAACTCTTTTACTCTGTCTGATCCTGCTACCATACTTACCTTAGTAAACCCTTGGTCGTATAATTTAACAGCAATATCTAAAACGTTTCTTACATCCTTATCAGCCATAACTTGGCGAGCATGTTTAGGAAACATTTTACGTAGAAATTTAACTTTGTCTTTAAATTGTAATGGGTTCTTTTTAGCATCTACTGATTTAGATGCATATATTCTATATGTGCCAGATCTGGATAGTTTTTTTGTTTGATCGAATAATTTCTCATGACCAATTGTAGGAGGATTAAATCTCCCGAACACGAACGTGACTTCTTTCTTAGCGTCTTCGACTAAATAATCACTAAATGATTTAACTTGCATATCCTTTGAATTCCCATTTTAGTTAGGATTATCCCAACCTTTTATAATATCTTTGCTAAAGTTGTTGGCAGAAAATTCCAATCTATCAACAAGCTTAACTGCTCCACCTTCCATACGATCTATAGCAACAAAACCTTCTGGGTTGGTTACTTTAAATCCGGATGTTGTTTTAACAAACGTTCCGATTTTATTTAGTTTGTTAAGTTTATTTATAATAATTAATTTACTGTCTACGATATAATTCTGTAATTTAAAGACATTTTCTAAGTTTTTTAGATTACTTTTACTAAAAAACGTTAATAACTCATCTCGTTTAGATATTTGTATATCTTTTCCTTTCTGAGAACTACGCTTATCTATTTGTTTAGCATATCGATCAGTAACAAATTGTATTAATCCCTTAGCGTGTTTCTTTTCGTCTTTAATTCTTTGGCCTTTTCTAACCATAGTATTATTATAGACATTGATAACTAAGTTAAGTTCTTTGTTACCTTCTAATTCTTTTAATACTCCAGAAGATATCTTTTGGAATAGTTTACCAGCTTCAGATAACAGTTTAGTTACCTTAGCATTATCTGCTAATGTAAATGTAGCTTTACCAGATAGTTCTTCTAAGTCTGCATTTACCTGCCATACTTTAGAACTCTTTTTTAATTTACCAACTATATCACCACCGAAAGATGCCTGCATAGTTTCGAATGTTCCACCTTTATAAGATGTGTGCCATACAATACCAACATCTGCTTTAGATATATCTTTCTCTAATTGAGATCCATATGGTACTGCATAAACAATAGTGTTTGGGTGGAAGGTAATCATCTTTTGCCCGTTAATCGTTTCACCTTTTAGGTCCGATTTATCAAACATAAAGTCACCTTGTATGACACCCTTGATACCTAATCCCTTTAATCCATCAAAAGCCATAATAAGCTTTTTGGATAGATCACCTGAGGTATCAGCCTTTATATCTTCGTGGCTTTTATATACTTTAGGATCTGCATTAAAGATTCCTTTTTTAGCTACGAAGAACGATCCATCCCTTGGATCTTCACCTGCGAATACGGCGGGAGCCCCGTCCCATTTTACGGTCACGTCTACAGGTGATTTTGCGTGACCACTCAACATATCTCTCATACTGCGTAGAGCGTTGATAGCTTGGCGGGCTCCCTTAACTCCGCCATCCAACACTAAATCCTCTATGTGAGTCATGTGAGTGTTTTTGGCTTCTGTAAGGTTATGGTTTTTAAATGATAACATTATTTTCCTAATTTTATATATACTCCGCCTTCTGCGGTTGTTGATCCGGCGTAGTTAATCATTCTTGTTACGATGGCATTAGCTTTCTTGCCACCGGCTTTGTTTATAGTATAAAGTAAAGTTAAAGAAGCTAGTTTAGCACTAATCCATTGCCAATCTTTTTCTTCTAGATCTGCTACGAAAGCTTCATACCTTACGTTCTTATAAAATTCATTAAACATTTTGTACATAGCTTTTACATCTTTTGGTTTACCCATTGCGATATTTTTAGCTGATTTAGTTATACCACCAGTGTGCTTAGGTAATTTCTTTCCTGCTTCATGTTTAACTATATCCATCATTACTCCCCAACTGATACCGCCGCCTCTAGAGGTTTTACCTTTTACTTCAGCTTTGATAGTTCCCCCTGGGGTATTATCTTTCATCGTTAATTCTACTTGAGTAGTTTTAATCGAAGCAGATTTGGATGACCAAAAACTACCTCTTCCAGATTCAAGTGACATACTTGCTATTTTATGTAACATTACCTCTGGAGGTTGTTTAATATTATTTAAAGAAAAAGGAACAGATTCTCCTTTAACCATTTTAAGAGATATACCTACTATTTCTCTTTTTAAGAATGCTGAGATTAAGGATTTATTAAATCCGTGTATTGACATAGTATTTAACTTATCTAAATTAAATCCTTTTTGTATTGCCCATACATCTCCAGGATTCCATTTATCGTCTTTTAGTGGGGCAAAGCCTGAGTTTTTAAATGCTAGATTTTTCATAGCATATATCTTTATCATTTCTTTTGATCCACGATGGAATTCCATATTCTTATGAATTAGTTTTTTACTAATTAGGTATTTTGTTATATAGTATGACGATGCCCACCAATTTTCTGGAGTTTCTAATATCTTATCTGTATTAGCACTAACATTTGATGTGCCGTTATCTTTGTAAGCCTGAGCTATTACTTCGTCATCATAGTATGATAAATCGTGCCCTGGGTTATCTACCATAGCTTTCATCATACATGCATTATGAGATTCATTTCTTTCTGTGTCTGCCGTACCAGCTCCTGCTCCACCAACACCACCGCCAAAGACTTTACTCTTTGCTAGTTGTGTTAATTTAATTGGACCATCTTTTGTTTGAAATACTAAGTTAGAAGGTTGCTTAAGAAAAACATCAAGTTTAGCTAATGCATCTTCTATATCAGTAACGACCGTAGTTCCACCTTTCTTTAATTCCAAAGGTGTTTTACCCTTTATAAGTTTCTTTAGGATATCTAGACGATGTTCGCCAGTTTGTCCATTTGGTTTGTCTAGCTCTGTTGCCGACAACCCAGAAACTTCTTTAATAAGAATAGGTTGTACTTTAAAAGATTTAAATGAATTCATAGATCTATTTATGCGATCTATTTTTTATAAAATGGATTAGGATAGATTTGTCCTTCGCTATCGTAAGATATAACCTTTTCTTTATGAAGCACTTTGATTGTACGTTCAGCACCTTCTTTAATTCCTAATTTATATGCATAATGACATGCGAATCCACAGGCCAAACTAATTAAAATAAAATTTATTTCCATATTTCATACCTCAAGTTATATTCATTATCCATTTGAAAGTCTTCCATGTTACGAATAGATTCTTTACGGGATTTAAGAACCCACCTCCTGTGAGTTCTTTCTTTCTCGGTCGGAAATGTTTCTAGACATTCCCAAACTTTCTTAAGCTCTTCTTGCGAGTTCATCTGATTGCCAGCTATAAAAACCAGGACCAGCAACATCGTGTAGATATAAAGGTCCAGTCCAATTAATATGATATTTTCCGGAAAGTATATTTCCTCTTGATCTATTTAATGTAGGTGTTTTCCAATTCTTAGCTTTAAATATATCACCTGGGTGGAAATTGTTATTACTTTTATTTATGAATCCCCAAACAGATGTTCCTGTTTCGATTTTAATGTATTTAGAACCTTCATGGATTTCTATAGAATCTCTAAAAGCATTTACACTTTCGTCAGATCTTTTATTACCATCATGTGTTGCAAATTTTGCATAGTCAGAAACTATGTCTTCTATTAGTTTATTAATTTCGTTTCTCATTAGTGTATTGGTCTCCCGCCTAAAGTTTCAAGTTCGAAGTTTCCTTCTATTTCTATTCCAGTTCTTTGTTTAATAGAACCACATAATATATCCCAAGATGCGTTTATAGTTTCAGGATTTTTATCTTTTGCTAAAGTCATTTCAGCTTGGCTTAGCTTTACAGATTCTGTGTAGCCTGTAGCCAGGTGTGTCATGACTAATAAATTTGATATTGGTTTATCGTACATTACGCTGCCTCCAAAATTGATAGTGGGCATTTGTAAAGATCGCCGTCGATCCTGACAGTAGCATTTTTGATTTGGATGTGGTGAATAACACCTCTTAAAGTTTTACCTTTAGATTCGATAGTAACTTTATCGCCGATAGAGAATTTAGCTCTAGCGGTTCTGGCCAGTTCATTTCTCAAGAAAGCTCTTTTGATTTTAAGAGATGCAATAACATTGTTCATGTCATGCATGTTATCGATTTGATCGATTAGGTTTATTAGTTTTTTCATTTTTACTCCTTAATTATTTTAAATGATAGGTGTATTATACCATAAAAGAGGAGGCTTGTAAACCCCTTTTTGCAATTATTTTTGATTGTTCACGTAATCGTGACGTAACTATATAATATCATCCATTGGGAATAT